GGCACCGGCGGCCCGGCCTGCCGTCGCTCCGTCCGGCCCCGCCGCCGGAAAGGTACTGCCCCCCGCCGGCGGGCGCGGTGCGGGTTCGGAAGCCCCAAAATATTTCTAGGTGCAAAATTTTTTGAAGGGCTTCCGCGTTTTGACACCCGAAAAAGGGGGTACAGGTCAAAAAATGTAAGTCTGGGGCGAACATGGCGGTAATGTCACCGGGATGGTGGACGCTTACAATTTGTAAGCAACTCATGTTTTGCCGGTGCCAACAAATCATTCCGGTGTGATCTTGTTGAGGTCAACAAAATCGGGATAGACCATCTTGCCGGGGCTGGCAAAATGGTGGCTATGTCATAAAGTGTTTACATTTGAAAGCCCCAACCGGCAAAAGATAAGACGTTATAAGACGGTTTTGGTGCTATACTTAGTACAGTGGAATTATGGAGAGAGGCCCCACGGCGGCGAACCGAGGGGCCTTTTTCATACACTGTTGCTTACAAGTTGTAAGCGACCCAAAGAAATGCCGCAGGACCGGCGGCGAAACTGAATGCTCTGCCTGGATGATTTGCCAGACGGGGCATTTTTTATTGGAGGAAAACCAAATGGCAAGGCGAAGCGATGAGCGCGATGCCGCCCGCGCTGAGTACATTGCCCGGATGGAGAAAGACGGAGAAGTGAATCTTCGGCAGCTGGCGGACGATCTCCATCTTAAATATGATACGGTCCGCCGCTGGAAGGCAAAGGACAGGTGGGACCCGCCTGCACCCCGGAAGCCCGGCGGACAGCCGGGAAACAAAAACGCCGTGGGCAACCCCGGCGGCGGGGCACCTGCCGGGAATGAGAATGCAATGAAGGATGGAGCCTATGCGACCATCTTCTTTGATAAGCTCACCCCGGAAGAAAAACAGATCGTAGAGAATGCGCCCCGGAACAGCACCGAGCTGACTTCCCACGAAATCGGTGTACTGCTGCTCCGGGAAAAGTACATTCTGGACAAGATCAAAGAGTATCAGGCTTTACCGCCTGACCAGATGATTACATCCAGCGTCATGGATATGCGAGTACCCGGCGGACGTGGCAAGCGGAAGCGGGACGGCGCAAACCAGCAGATCGGTATGTATCAGAAGGAGACCCCGGCACAGCGCATCTTGCAGTTGCAGGAAGCCTTGAACAAAATTCATGGCCGCATCCTGTCTGCGGCGGCCCAGATGCAGAAAAACGAAATGGACAAGCTGCACCTGGAAACCGAGCAGCAGAGGCTTGAACTGCTGCGCATCCGGGCAACCGGCGAGATCGGAGAGCCGGGGGACGGTGACAAAGATGCTGTACACGAGTAAGGCTGTCGGTGAATGGCTGGGAATAACCGACCGTCAGGTGCGGAACCTGCGGGATCAGGGCGTGTTGTCCGAAGTCCGGCCCGGTGTCTTTGACATGAAAGTCTGCGTCCGGCAATACCTGAACTTCAAGATCGGCAACAAAGACGACCAAGCCCGCCTTGTTGCTGCCCGTGCCGAGCGGGAGGAGACCCGCGGCAAGATCGAGAAAATGCGGATGGAGGAAGCCCAAGGCGACCTGCACCGCACCGAGGACGTGGAACGCGCCCTGAAAACCATCTTTGCAAATTTCAAGAACCGGCTGGAAACCATCCCGACAAAGTATGCAAATACTATGGCCCAGCTGACCGACCCGGCGGAAGCCCACGACATTCTGCAAAAAGCAGTGCAGGAAGCACTTGTGGAATTGAGTGACCCCGAAATTGCGCTGGCAGCACCAGCGGGGGAGGAACCCGAAGATGAGCAGGAAGAATAAATGCCGGGGCTGTGTCTGGGGCACCCGGCTGAATGAGATCCAGCAGTTCTGCCCGTTCGGCAGCTGTGTCATGAAAGGCGGCGGCAACAATGGCAATGATCCACCTGGAACCGCAGACTGCACAGATGTTCAGCCGGGCACTGGGTGCGCTGAAGCCGCCCCCGAACCTGACCCTTAGTCAGTGGGCAGATAACTACCGCCGCTTGTCGGCGGAAGCATCCGCAGCACAAGGCCGTTGGAATACGGACAACGCACCTTTCCAGCGGGAGATCATGGATGCCATCGGGGATGTCCATATCCGCAAGGTGGTAGCCATGATGTGCGCCCAGTCCGGCAAGACCGACGGCCTGATCCTGAATACCATCGGGTACTACATGAGCTACTACCCGGCCCCTATCATGATCGTGCAGCCTACGGTGAACCTGGGCGAGAGCTTCAGCAAAGACCGTCTGGCTACCATGATCCGGGACACTCCGGTGCTTCGGGGCCTTGTGGATAACAAGAGCCGCTACTCCGGCAACACGATCATGAAAAAGAACTTCGCCGGTGGTCAACTGACCATCGTTGGCGCAAACGCCCCGACCGATCTGCGTGGCCGCCCCATCAAGGTGCTGCTGGCGGACGAGGTGGACGCTTACAAAGCCAGCGCCGGCAAAGAAGGCGACCCGGTCATGCTGGCCGAGCAGCGTCAAACGACCTACTGGGATTACAAGACGGTGCTGGTATCGACCCCCACCGACAAAAACAACAGCCGCATTTTGGACGAGTTCAACGCATCCACCCAAGAGGAATGGACGGTGCCTTGCCCGAACTGCGGCTTTTATCAGCCCTTTGTTTGGGACAACATGGTATTCGATAAAGACAAGTGGCCGGAAGGCGGCGTGCAATACCGCTGTGCCGAGTGTGGCTGCCTTGACAACGAATACCGCTGGAAGAAAAACAGCCTGCAAGGAAAGTGGCACGCAGAACACCCGGAACGGTCTGTGCGGGGCTTCCACATGAACAAGATCGGCTCCACCCTCTGCGGGTGGGACAAGATCGTGGAGGACTTCATTGCTGCTGACCTGGACGCACAGCGCGGAGACTACGAGAAGATGCAGGTCTTTGTGAACACTGACCTAGGCTTACCGTGGGAAGAACCGGGCGAAGCGGTGGAGGCAAACAACCTGCTGGACCGCCGCGAGTTCTACGAGGCCGAAGTCCCGGACGGCGTAGTGTACCTGACGGCTGGTGTCGATACCCAGGATAACCGCTTCGAGGCCGAAGTGGTGGGCTGGGGTATCGGCAGAGAAAGCTGGGGCATCCGGTACCAACGCATCTACGGCGACCTGAAACGCGGTCAGGTGTGGGCAGACCTGGACGAGTTCCTTTCCCGTACATGGAAAAAGAAAGACGGCACGGAACTGTCCCTGCGGTCTGTCTGCATGGACAGTGGCGGCCACTTCCCGGATCAGGTCATCCGGTTTTGCAAAGAACGGGAGGAACGGCATATCTGGGCCATCAAAGGCCGCGGCGGCATGGACGTACCCTACCTGCGCAACCCCACTCAGAACAACCGCGTCAAGGGCGAACTGTTCACCTTGGGCGTTGACACCGGCAAGAACCACGTCCTTGCCCGGCTGAAAGTGCTTATCAAAGGCCCAAACTACTGCCACTTCCCGGCGGCAGAAGATGCCGGGTATGACGAAAATTATTTCAAGATGCTTACTGCGGAACACAAGGTCACACGCTGGAAGTCTGGCCGCAAAGTGGAACGGTGGGAGCTGAAGGATCCGGCGCAGAAACGTAACGAAGCATTTGACGTGCGGAACTACGCGACGGCTGCGCTGGAAATCAGCAACCCGCCCGGTCTGGAAATCCCCGGTGAGGATGCACAGCGTCCTGCACAACAGCGCCAGTACCGCAGAAGGAGATCGGGAGGTATCTAACCAATGCCTGTTATTTCAAAAGAGACCGCCCAGCGGCACCTTGATATGTGGCTGGAAGCTGAGGCTGCCGTATCGACCGGGCAGAGCTACCAGATCGAGCAGATGGTCTTGACCCGCGCCAGCCTGAAACAGATCCGGGAAAGCATTGCTTTCTGGGAAAAGAAAGTGGCTGAAGCGGAAGCGGAGGAAAGGGGCCGGGGCAGAAACCGGATCTACCACTTCTCTCCGCATGACGCGTAAGGAAGGTGGAGCACATGGCGAATTTCCTTGATAAGGCCATTGCGGCAATCTCCCCCGAAAAGGGGTATCGCCGCGCTGTGGCCCGCACGGCGCTGTCTATCATAAACAACGGTACCGGCTACGGAAACTATGGAGCTTCCCACACATCCCGCTCTATGCGGAGCTGGCACGTTGGCGGCGGCAGTGCAAAAGAGGACATCGAGGACAATCTGGAAACACTGCGCAAGCGGAGCCGGGATGCTTACATGGGTATCCCACTGGCAGCCGGCGCAATCAAGACCCTGCGCACTAATGTGGTGGGGAGCGGCCTTGTGCCGACACCCCAGGTCGATGCGGACTATCTGCACCTGACCGAGGAACAGGCTGACCATTTGCAGGCGGAAATTTCCCGCGAGTTCAGCCTGTGGGCGGACAGCGCAGCTTGTGATGCAAGCGGCATGGACAACTTCTGGCGGCTGCAAACGCTGGCGTTTACCAGTTTCCTGATGAACGGTGACGTGTTTGCGGCAGTGCAGTTCAAAGAGCGCACGAACTGGCCGTATGCTTTGCAGCTCCGGTTGATCGAAGCTGACCAGGTGTGTAGCCCTGACCGCACAGACAGAATGAACCCCTGCAAGGTGAACGGCGTTGATGTGCACCAGATTGTTCAGGGCGTGGAAACGGACAAGAGCGGTGCGGTTATTGCCTACTGGGTAGCCAGCAGGCACCCGCTGGCCTATGATAATCCGCTGCCTCTGACCTGGACGAGGGTGGAAGCCCGTGACAAAGAAACGGGAGAACCGAACATCCTGTGCGTCACCCAGAGGGAACGCGCCGGGCAGCGGCGCGGCGTTCCCCTACTGGCACCGGTACTGCCCACGATGAAGCAGATGGGCAGATACACGGATGCAGAGTTAGCCGCGGCCATCGTAGCATCCTCCATCACACTGTTCATCAAACATGATAACCCGGTCAGCGGAGCGCCATTTGGTGAGGATCCGCCCGACAAGGCAGAGGATCCGAACACTCCGCCTGATGAACTGGCAATCAACCTTGCGCCGTCTGCGGTGTTTGACCTTGCGCCCGGCGAAACACCGGACACGTTTGACCCGAAACATCCGACCACGACATATGACGGCTTTATGTCAGCTATGTCCAACCAGGTGGCGACGGGTATTGAAGTGCCCAGCGAGGTGCTTTATAAGAAGTTCAGCTCCAACTACTCCGCAAGCCGCGGTTCTCTGAACGAGTTTTGGAGAACGTGCGATGTGATACGGGACAGCTTTGCAGCGGACTTCTGCCAGCCGACATACGAAAAGTGGTTTGCCGAAGCGGTAGCCCGTGGACGTATCAATGCGCCGGGCTTCTTCGATGACCCGGCTGTTGCAAAAGCCTATATGGCCTGCAACTGGAACGGCCCGGCACGCACCAATCTGGATGCGAAGAAAGAAATCGAGGCGGCTATCCTGCGTATGGAACAGGGCATTTCCACTGCCGAACAGGAAACGGCACAGATGACCGGCGGAAGCTGGCGGGCCAATATGCGGCAGCGCAAAAGTGAAATGGAAAAAATGAAGGAGGTAGGTTGCAATGGGCAAAGCCAATTCCCAGACGAACCCCAAGTCAACGAATAATAAGTTCTGGCAGTTCCGCAATCTGGCCGACGATGACCAGAAAGCGGAACTGCTGCTTTATGGCGATATTTCTGAGCGCAGCTGGTGGGAGGACGCAGCGACCCCGAAACGGTTTGCGGACGACCTTGCCGCCCTGGGCGATGTGAAAGAAATCACCGTATACATCAACTCCGGCGGTGGTGACGTTTTTGCGGCCCAGGCCATTGGCAATATGCTGGAACGCAATGCTGCTACCGTGACCGCCCACATTGACGGGCTGTGCGCAAGCGCTGCCACCATCGTTGCCTGCCATGCGGACAAAGTTGTGGCAGCGGCAGACGGCAGCTACATGGTTCATCCGGTCAGCATGGGCGTTTGCGACTACCTGACCGCAGAGGACATGAAGAACTGTCTGAAAGCACTTGAAACCATCCGCAGCAGCATCATTACTCTGTACGCCAAGAAGTCTGGTAAAACTGAGGACGAATGCGCCAAGTGGATGGATGAAACAAACTGGTGGACGGCAACGGAAGCCCAAGAAAAAGGCTTCGTAGACGAGGTGGATGACGATGCAGAAGATTCCGTTGTGGAGAATCGCAATGGTGTTCTGTTCGTCAACAGCATCAGCATGAACACCCCGTTCAACGAAGCCCCCAATTTTGTCAGAAGTCGGGTTACGGAAAAACCTGTGAACCGACCTGAAAATATGAACCCGGCGGAAAAGCCGGAACGCAATGACCATGGGGAGGTAAAAGACATGGACATCAAGACCACGGATGATCTCCGCAAGGCGTACCCGGATCTGGTAGCCAGCATCGAGAACGAGGCCACCACTGCCGAGCGCACCCGCATTCAGGAGATCGAGAACGCAACTCTGCCCGGTGCAGAGGATCAGGCCAACGAGGCAAAGTTTACGAAGCCCGTTGATTCTGCATCCTTTGCAAAGGCTGTCATTGCCAGCATGAAGGCAAAACAGCAGGAGCAGAGCAAGAAATATCTGAAGAATGCAAAGGAAGCTGCGGAAAACTCCAACGCCAACAGCATCGACAACACGCCGCCCGCAAACCCTGAAGCCGAGGATGAGGAAAGCAAGGCATTCATGAATGCAATCCGCAAGGCTAACGGCGTGAAGTAAGGAGGACGGAACTATGAGCATGGATCTTGCAAGAAAAGATTTCAGCACGGCCCCGGAATATTTCATTGCCGGAACCGACATCGGTATCGCAAAGGCCACCAAGACGGCCAGTGCGGCGGTCGAGGCGCACGCCCCTGTTCTGATCGAGGGCGGCAAAGTGAAGCCGGTTGCAGATGCAGCCGGTGCAGGTCAGGCGGTTCTTACCGGCCTGTATGGTATTACCGCTGACAGTGCAGAGGCAGACAAAGAAGTGCCGATTTATCTGACCGGTGAGTTTTTCGCTGCTGGTCTTGTGCTGCCGAAGAACGTGAGCGTAGACGACGTTGAAGTTCCTCTGCGCAATCTTGGCATTTTCCTGAAGTAAGGAGGACAACATTTATGGCTAATGAAGTAAGCATTTATGAGCCTCGGCACCTGATCGAGGTTGTTCGCACCACCCCGCCGATCCGCACGTTTCTGCGGGATCGCTTTTTCTCCAACGTGAAAACCTTCCCGACCCGCCGCGTTGACATTGATATTGTCAAGGGCAATCGCAAGATGGCTGCATTCATCCATCCGCTGGTTGGCGGCGAGATCGTGCAGAGCGAGGGCTACGAGACCAAATCCTATGCACCGCCCCTTATCAACCCGGCGACCATCAGCACGGCAGACCAGTACATGGAACGCCTGCCCGGTGAAGATCTGTTCTCTGGCCGCACCCCGGCAGACCGTGCAGCAGAAAAGCTGATCGAGGAATACAACCAGCTGAACGACATGACCACCCGCCGCGAAGAGTGGATGGCCGCACAGGTGCTTACCACCGGCAAGCTGAAGGTCAAGGGCAAGGGCGTGGATGAAGTCATCGACTTCGGCTTTGGCAACAAGATCACTCTTGAAGGCACGAAGCAGTGGGGCAAGTCCGCCGCTGACCCCTGGGGCAATCTGCGCGACTGGAAGCAGCTGGTGAGCCGTAACGGCTTTGCCAACGCAGATATGGTCGTCATGGGCAAGGTTGCAGCCGACAATTTCATGGCTGACGGTAAGATTCTGGAACTGATGGACAAGCGCCGTTTCGACATCGGTTCCATGGCACCCAAAGAGCTGGAAGGTGGCCTGACCTATTACGGCCACCTGAACCTGCCCGGTGTGGACGTTTACGGCTACGACGAAGTTTATCTGGACGACGCGACCGGCGAGACCAAGCCGCTGATTCCCGATAACATGGTGCTGATGATCCCCAGCAACGCAAACTTCATGCGTGCCTACGGCCTGTGCAACTATCTGGATGATGGCGGCAACTGGCACAGCTTTGAGGGCGACCGTCTGCTGCGCACCTATGTGGAGCATCGTCCCGACCGTCGCTTCATTGAGCTTCAGAGCCACCCGCTGCTGATCCCTGATAAGGTAGATTCCTGGCTGGTGGCTGAGGTTTGCTGATATGCTGGACGTTGACCAGAATTACGGCGAACCGGACACCCCGAAGCCGCTCCCTACGTTCAAAGACTATGTGGCGCAGGATGTGGAAACGGTGTTCTTCAACCTGAACGAGTTTGCAGAAGAACGCTACATAGATGATAAGCAGATGCTCTGCATTACCCAGCACCCCGGCGTAAATGAACGTGCGGCACACTGGGAGGGCGGAGCAAAACAGTCCTTTGACCAGGGAATGTATAAGGCCGATCTGCTGCTGTTCGTGAAACAGAAAGACTACGGCCCGATGCCAAAGAACGGTAAGCAGATCACACTGGATAAGAAGCGGGACTACAAAATCAAGTCCTGCTCCCTGAAGGCGGGAGTTTACCGGATGGAATTGGAAAGGGTGAGGTAAGGTGGCATACTTCCATACCAACTACGACGCTTCCACCATGACGGTTTCCGTCAATGACGAAGAAGTGTCCCGTGCCCTTGGCGTGTTGTCGAACAAGACCCCGGCAGCGCTGAAGGTGGCGGTCAACACCACGGCCAGACAGACGCGAAAGCTGATGCTGACCGAGGTTAAGAACCGTTATGACCTCAACGCGGCTGGCAGGCGTATGATCGAAGATCTGCGTCAGCGGCAGAGAGCGACCAACCGCCACCCGACGGCTATCCTTGCCATCATGAAGAACGACCCCGGCGCATTCCGGGCAGACCTGGGCTATTTCAGAACCAGCCCCACAAAGCCCTTCATGGGTCCGTCTGTTCGCAATGCGCCGCCTGTTTTTCAGGCACACGTTCTGAAAGGCAGTCCGATGATTGGTCTGAGCGGAACCGGCGAAAGGAGCAAGGGCTTCCTGGTTCAGTTTAAGTCGAAGCACATCGGTATGGTACAGCGCCAGTTGGGCGTGCCAGCTGACAAAGACTATACCGAGAGTGGAAAAGAACGCTGGAAGCCGAACGAAAAGCTGGTCACGATGTCCAGCCCTTCCGGCTCTGCGATGCACCACACGGTGTGGGAAATGCAGGAAACGACCGTAGAACAGATGCTTCAGGACAACACCGAACGACGAATCCGGCAGCTGATCGCCAATGCAAAGCGAAAGGGTGTAATCTGATATGGCCGAAAAGATCACCGGGTATACCAGCGAAATGTGCCAGCAAGCCATGATGGACGAGCTGGAAGAACTGTTCCGGGACATGAAGTTTACCGGACAGGAGGGAGAAAAGCCCCTCAAGATTTATAAGCAGTTTTTGCCGACACAGACGGACAACGATGATGACATTGACACAAACGATGCTATGTACCCCTGCATCATCGTAATCGAATCGAGCGGCGAGGTCGATAATGACCATGATCCGCAGCTGGTTCTCATGCAGCTGGTTATTTGCAGCTATGACCGTGGAATTGATCGGCAGGGGTATGTGGAGACCGTGAACATCAAGGAAGCGATTATGCAGCACTTCAAGCGCAAGCCGGTTTTCGGCGGGGCATTTGAGGTGGGCTATCCCAGAAAGTGGGAACTTTCGGACGATGACATGGATCACTACTACTGGGGAATTGTGAATCTGATCTGCAAGACCCCGAACGCACTGAAAAATGAAGAAGTGGAGGCGTTGATTTAATATGGGCACTGAAAAGAAAGCAGCGGCAGAAGTTCAGGAAAATCAGACTGAACAGGCCGCAGCGCAGGTGCAGGCCCCCGTGGCATACTGCGGCCCGACTATCAAGGGTATCGCACCGCAGTACACGGTTTTCGTGGATGGCCTGCCCGACAAGCTGAAAGAAAAAGTGGAACAGGTGCCGCTTCTGAAGGCACTGATCGTTCCACTGGACAAGCTCGCTGAAATGCGGGTGAAACTGGAACAGGACGGCACCAGAGAAAATATTCTCTGCAACAAGGCTGCTGCCCTGATGAAGTAAGGAGGATACGACAGATGGCTATTTCGCATGGCTTTAACAAGACTGAAGCAGCGACCAGCGTCACCGCTCCGGTAACGGTAAACTCCGGCCTGCAGATTGTTGTGGGCACGGCCCCCGTTAATATGCTGGATGACCCGGAAGCGGCAGTAAACACGCCGCTGCTGGTGAACACCTTCAAAGAGGCTGCCGCCGCAGTGGGCTATTCCAGCGATTTTGCAAAGTATACCCTGTGCGAGGCTGTGAGCGCCAGCTTCCAGGTGATGGGCATTTCCCCCATCGTCGTGGTCAACGTCCTGGATCCTGCAAATGCAAAGCATATCACCGAACTGTCCAACAAGACCGTGCAGGTGAATGACGGCATCGCGGAGATCGACGAGACCGGCATCCTGCTGAAAAAGCTGGTGGTGAAGAAGGAACAGACCGTGCTCACGACGGACGAGGACTATTCGGCCAGCTTCAATGATGATGGTACTGTGAGCATCGCCCTGGTCAACGGCGGCAAAGGCGACGGCGCAACGGCCCTGACCGTTTCCGGTTCCATTCTTGACCCGACCAAAATCACCGCTGCCGACATCGTGGGCGGCGTGAATGCGGCCACCGGTGCAGAGACCGGACTGGAAGTGGTAAGACAGGTGTTCCCCAAGCTGGGCATGGTTCCCGGCATTCTGCTGGCACCCCGCTTCTCTAAGGATCCCATGGTGTGCGCAGCGCTCCAGGCAAAGTGCCGCAAGATCAATGGCGTTTTCGATGCGGTGTGCTTTGTTGACATCGACAGTTCCGCTTCCGGTGCACGCAAGTACACCGACGTGGCAAACCAGAAGGTCAAGCAGGGCGCAACTTCTCGTGAAGCATATGGCCTGTGGCTGTACGGCAAGATCGGCAGCGCCATCTACAGCGGTAGCTCTCTGGCCGCTGCTGCGGCAGTCTACAACGACAGCCTGTACAACGACACGCCCAATGCCAGCCCGTCCAATGTCAGCGTACCCATTTCCTCCGCCTGCCTGGAAGATGGCACCGAAGTCCTGATGGATCAGGAGCAGGGCAATGTTCTGAATGAGCAGGGCGTGGCGACCTTCATCCGCTCCGGCGACTTTGTTGTGTGGGGCAATGAGACCTGCTGCTATCCGAAAAACACCGACCCGAAGGACGCTTTCCTTTGTGTCCGCCGCTTCTTCAACCACTCCTGGACCAGCTTTGTTCTGGACAACATGAGCAAGCTGGATAAGCCCATGAACAAGAAGCGCCTTCAGTCCATCATCGACAGCGAGAACATGAAGGGCAGTGTCTATGTCTCTACCGAGGTGTGCGCCAGCTACAGCATGAAGGCAGACCCCGACCGCAACACGACCGCTGAACTGGTTGCAGGCCACTACTCCTTCTATCAGTTCTGCACGCCGTTCCCGCCTTTTAAGCAGATCAACAACACCATGGAGTATGAGGCCGGCGCACTGACCTCGGCTCTGTCTCTGTAAGCAGGAGGAATGACCTATGGCTCTGAATATTTCCAGTGACCTGGTTCCCCAGGTCATCAATGACTACAATGCGTACACGGAAGATGACCTGCTCATTGGTCTGGCGGATGAAATCACCCTGCCCAAGATCAAGAACAAGACCACCTCCGTGTCCGGCATGGGCATTGCGGGCGAAGTCGATTCTCCCGTGCCCGGTCAGTTTGAATCCATGGAGGCAACGCTGAACTGGAACACCATGTACAGCTACGCCACCAAGATGATGAACCCCAACAAGAACATCCAGATCACCCTGCGTGCTGCTATGCAGAACGACAACAAGAACGGCGGCTACACCTACAAGGGCCTGCGCGTCGTCCTGGGTGGTCGTCCCAAGGAGCTGGATCCCGGCAAGCTGAAGCGTGCCGACACCATGGGCAGCACCACCACGCTGGAAGTCACCCGTTACCTGATGGAGGTTGACGGCACTACCGTTATCGACATCGACAAGTTTGCGGGCCGCTACTATGTTGATGGCGAGGATATGCGTGCCGAGATCAACGCCCTTATCTAAACCCGATACATGAAGAAGTCAGCCGTCCCGGCGTGGGGCGGCTGATTGTCTTTTGGAAAGGAAACAGCAATGGACAATATCGTGAAGTTTGATAAACCTTATAAGTTCGAGGGCAAGGAGTACGACAGCCTGGATCTGTCCGGTATGGAGAAGATGACCGTGCAGGACTTGATCGACATTCAGAAAAGCATCGGCAACGAGACGGCGGCCATGTACGCGATGGAAATGACCACTTCCTTTGCACAGGAAATGGCTGTTAAGGCTACTGGAAAGCCGGTGGAGTTCTTCAAGCTCATGCCCCGCGGCAAGATCAAGAAAGTGCAGGCAGCGGTTATCAAGGGCATGGATAACAGCGAGAACGCCGATGAAGTGAAAAAGCAGCTGGAATCTCACACCCTGAAGTTTGCAGCGCCCTACACCTACGAGGGCAGCGAAAAGGCGGAACTGAAGGGCAAGACCTTTGACGGCATCGACCTGTCCGGCGTGGGCGAACTGAACACTATGAGCGAATCCATGGCAGAAAACCGTATGGCTGCGGGCGGATTTGCACCGGTGAATACGCATCGCAACTACCTGTACTGCTGCATCATCGCCAGCATGGGCACCGGCTACCCGGTGGACTTCTTTGCTGGTCTGCCGCTGTGCGAGGCGGTTAAGCTGCGTGATGCTGTAAACTCTGATTTTTTCGAGTAAAAGGCGGGGCAAAAGGACTTCGGAAAGCGGCTATCCAGCTATCCATTGCCACGCATTCCAACATGACGGATCTGCTGCACCTGCCCCGGCGGGAGCTGGTGGATCTGTGTAACGAGGTGGCAGACGTATGGCGGGAAATGGAGCACTAGACCTCAGCATCCGCATCATGGGCAAGGTGGACCCGTCCCTTGTAACTGCAATAAAGCAGACGAAGGGGCTGACCGGTGATCTGGCAAACGCATTGACGGGAACCAAGTCACTGGGCAGCACGGTAGCAAACACTCTGGGCGTAATCGGGAAAACCGGACTGGGAATCATGGCGACGCTGACAACTGCGTCCGCTGTCATGATTAAAAAGACAACCTCCATGGCAGAGGAATACCAAGCCCAGGCGGCAGATGCAGTCAAGTATGTTGGCGGCATCATGAACGATGACGGCAGCATTGACCCGGAAAAGCGTGCCACCATGGAGGACGCGATCCTCAAGATGACCACGCAGGTCCCAATCAAACGGGACGAGATGGCGCAGATCGCCGCATCGCTGGGACAGTCCGGTAAGAGCTATGAGCAAATCTTTCTGGATAACCAGCAAACCGGAGAAAAAAGCTACCTGTACGATACGGCCCGGCTAGCTGCCGCGTGGGACATTGATGCAAAGTCTGCGGCCGATTATATGGCAAAGTGGGAAACCGCTTTTGGTAAGACCCACAACCAGATTATCGACATTGCAGATTCCATCAACTATCTGGGCGGCCACATGGCTACCACGGCGGCGGAAATCGCCAGCGTGGTGAATACGTCCGGCGGTGTCGGCCAGACAGCCGGCGTTGACCTGCACACGACCTCTGCGCTGGCAGCCACCATGCTGGCTATGGGCGTTAATGAGGGAAAGGCTGGAACAAGCCTGAACCGTGTGTTTACAAACATCACCCTTGGCAACAGTGCAACGGATGCGCAGGTGGGCGCATGGAACAAACTCGGTTTTGATCCTGTGCAGATTGCAAAGGATATGCAGTCCACCGGGCCGAACGGAGAAGATGGTGCAGCAAGCACTCTGTACAAAGTCTTTGAGGCGATCTCGAAACAGGACAAGTACCAGCAGACTGCGACCATCAAGACACTGTTTGGACAGTGGGCCATTGAGGGCGTTTCAAAAATTGTGGGCAACTTGCCTGCGTTCCAGAATGCCTTGCTTATGGCTGGTGATACCAGCGCATACAGCGGCAGCATGGAGAAAGAATTGCTTGTTCGTCTGGACACCAGCGAAGCGGTAAGCCAGATGGCAAGTAATGCGACAGACCGCCTGCTTATCAATGTGGGCAATCAGTTCCTTCCGGCAAAGAAAGAACTGACATCCATGTGGATCGACATAGCAAACGGTATCACCGAGAGCTTGCCAGATCTGTCCAACATCGTCAATGGCATTCTGCCGATGTTGCACTCCGCGCTGCTTGGAATTGGCAATGCGGCGCAGGAGGCATTGCCGTGGATCCAGAAGGGCATCGACTACACTGCAGAGCATGGGCCGGAAGTGGCAGGGGCCATTGCTGCCATAGTCGCGGCGTTCGGAGCTATGAGCTTTGCACCGACGGCTTATAGCACAGGTTCCTCGCTGCTGAACACCATCGGGAACATTGCAATCGGCGGAAAACCGAGCGGTGCCCCAGGCGGAACATTCGGAGGCATCACTGTCCGAAATCTGATGGGCGCACTGACACCCACAAGCCTGATCCAACGGGCAGTTGGTGGCGCATCCTTTGTAGAATCGAATGCCGGAATGTTTGCTGAAAATGCAAAGTACGGCGTTCAGATGGCCGGTGCCGGAGCGCAGCAGCCCACAACGCGCCTTGGAAAAATTGGGCAGACGTTGGACGGCGCTGGTGTCGGCATCTGGGCAACACTGAAAAATTTCAAGGGCCTGCGAAGCGGAACCAAGAAAGGAAACACCGGTTTTGTAAATGATGTGCTGGAAGCTAGCACGAACGGTGGCCTGCTGGGCGTGCTGAAAAACTCCGGCTCCGGTAGGTATGTTTCCAATGTCGGGCAATCGCTGGGCGGTCTGAAAAATGCTCTGGTGGGGTTCGGAAGCGGCAATCCGGTTGGACGATTTATCGCCAAGACCGGCGGTGTTGCGGGACAGATTCTTTCCGGCATTGCAGGACCGAACGGTCTTGACCTTGGAGGTATGGCCGGTGGAGTGAAAAATTTCCTCGGTGCAGGAAAGACGGTCATTGGAAATGGGCTGTCCAATGCATGGCAGACTGTCAGCCAGTCCAAAGTGGGTTCTACCGTCCTCGGTGTCGGCAGCAAGGTGGCGGGTGCAGCATCCAAAATCGGCGGCGGCGCTTTGAGTACGGTGAAGGGAGCTTTGAATGTCGGCGGCGCAGGGCTGAACGTACTGGGTACGACGGTAGGCCCAGTGGCCGCAAAACTGGGCAGCGGATTCATGGCACTGCTTGGCACATTCGGCCCGGTTATTACCGGCATCGGTACAATCGTTGCGGCAGTCTCGTTGTTGGGAGATCACTTCGAGGACATCCGCAACATCGTCGGAATGGTATTTGGCGAGGGCGGGCTTGCCGTCTTTGACAAATTTACCGGAAAGATAGCCGGTGTCGGCGACACTGTAAAGCAAGTGTTCGGGCAGCTCACCACCCCGGAGGGCTTGCAGAGCATCCAGGAAAAGCTATCCGGCTTCAGTATCGGAGGGCTAAATCTGGGTGACGTGTTCGGAGCTATGACCCCTGCCATCCAGACGGTTATGCCGTTGATTGAATCGTTCGCCGGTGTGTTCTCTCAGATTGTAGATCTGGGAGTAAACCACATCAAGCCGGTGCTGACTGAGATCTTCGGCTTTATCGTGAATGAAGGCATCCCGGCGGTTATGCCGCTGCTGTCCACGGTGGTTAGTCTGGTGGGCACCACGCTGGTCAACGCCATCAAGGTGGCGGTGGATCTGGTGGGCAAAGTGCTTCCGGTGGTAGAGCCTGTGATCCTGGGCATCATCGGCTTCCTGAAGCAGGTGGCGACCATCGGCGTAAAGGCAGTCAACTTCATCATCGGAGCGCTGAACAAAATTCAACTCACGATCCCGGAAACGCTGTTCGGCATTCCAGTTCCGGTGATCGGTGGCAAGTCGTTCGGATTCAATCTGTCGCCTGTGTCCGTCCCGGCATTTGCTAACGGCGGCATGACACAGGGACCGTCCATTGCTGGCGAAGCCGGCCCCGAAGCTGTTATCAGTTTCCGGCGCGGTGTTCGTGAAAAGAACATTGATACCTGGCTGACCGCTGGTAAGCTGCTGGGCGTTGGCTTGGGCGATCTGCTTGGCCTGCCAGGCAGAAAGCCGAAGATGTTCGCAGACGGCGGCTTTACAGAAGAAGATTCTAACCTGATCGACTTCAACAGGGTACGTCGCCAGCAGTATTACAACCAGGTGGCCCAAAGTTTCGATACTATGGTTCAGCCGGTTGCAGCGGCATTGGTACTGGGTTCCGACGCTGGTGTGGCGTTCAGCCGTATCACGGAGATCGCAAACTATGCAGTGGATGGGCTGGAAACTCTGGCGGCAATGCCGACACCTACCGTGTCGGATGACCAGGGCAAAGCCCAACAGCTGTTGAACACCGGAATCGGGAAAGTGATTACCGGTGCCCAGTCTGTTCTCGCAAACGAAAATGCTCAGAAAGCAATCCAGTTTATCCGGGGAGCGGATGCGGAAAAGGCAAAGCTGGAATACGCTGCCAACCCGGACAACTACGATCTGAGCAATGTAAACTTCTTCCCGACGGCTGGCAACAGTGAGCTGACAAGGCAAAATCTGTCGATGCTGGCAGACCTTCAGAACTACCAGCAGGAAGTAGAGCTGAAGCCCATCGGCGGGAGCGAAGATGCTTCTGGTGGCAGCACCGGGAACCAGCGCGGTGGATCGAGCAACAGCTACCAGCGTACCTATACGAGTTCCAGCGGAAACACATATGTTTATGCACCAAACTTCACCATCTACGGCAGCATGAATGCCGAAGATCTGCGCTCCGTTATGGACGAAGGCTACGAGAAGTTCTGCGAGTATGTGGAACGGTACGAACGCGAAAAGAGGCGCACGCAGTATGGCACTTGATTACACCACGAAGTCCGGTGACACCTGGGACCTGATCGCCCTGAATGTGTACGGAAGTGAGCTGAAAGCCGATTGGCTGATGCAGAACAACCCCAGATATATCCATATCGTCCGGTTCGATTCCGGCACGGTGCTGTCAACACCAGCTCTGCCGGCTGAAAAGAGCGGAGACCTTCCGCCCTGGAAGGCAGGTGCATGATGGTACTGACAGCAGCGAGACCCAAAGGAAGGCAGGCTGCGGTTCTTCTGACCTACGAGAAAACCGATATTTCGGAAGAAATCGCACCTGATCTGGAAAGTTTCAAGTACACGGATGTGGCTGAATCCAAAAGCGACAGTGTGAGCATTACAGTCAATGCCAAAGCTGCCAAATGGAAAAATGACTGGATGCCGGAAAAGGGCGTGAAGCTCTACCCGGCTATTGTTGTAAAGGACTGGAATATCGGGGGCATTGAGAGCGGCTACAGAGATTACAGCGCCGAGTGCGGGGCATTCGTGCTGGATGATCTTAGTTTTGCCGGTGCACCTGATTCGCTGACGATGGGCGGCGTGGCAAAGCCGAACGACACCAGCTTCAGCGAGAGAAACCGGACCTTTACATGGAAGAACACCAGCGTAAAGAAAATCGCTGAAACCATTGCAGGCCGTTACAAATTGGAGCTGAAGTTTGAGGGAGACGACCACGGCATTGATGCAAAGGAACAGGACGGAACAGATAGTGCCTTTCTGCAAGATCTGTGCAGCACCTATGCACTGGTTATCAAAGTCTACACTTCAAAGCTCTGGGTGTACGACCGGGAAAAGTACAAGGCGAAAGATCCTGTATGGACGGTATATGAGAGCCGGCCCGTTGGAAATCCGACGGCCCTGTGCGTAGAGCCGGGAAGTTTCAAGTGGAACACAAAGCTGACTGGAACATACACGGGCGGCCTTTATACCTACACCAACAAACAGAAAAAAATCAATATCAACGTCAAGGTGGGCACGGACGAACGCCAGCTTAAACTTACTGGAAAGGTAAGCAGCGAGGCAGACGCAAAAGCCCGCCTGATAGCGGCCATCAAGAATGCCAACCACGGAGCAACCCAGATCAGTTTTACGATGTTGGGCTATCCGGCCGGCGCTTCAGCGCAGTGCTTTAACCTAGTTGGCTATGGAAAGATGGACGGAAAGTATTTCGTTGATCAGATGGAACACAGCATATCTCCATCCAGCGGCTACAAAACACAGGTCAAGGCCAGCAAAGTGGAAAAGGAGGATTTCGCATGAGCAGTGAAGTGAGATTCGGCAATGTGAGTTCTATCGACTATGAGGCTGGAAAGTGCGAAGTTACTTACCCAGACAGGGACGACACCGTTACGGAAATGGTGCCGTTTCTGTCCAATGGCGAGTACCAGACACCGGAAGTTGATGATCTTGTGCTTGTCCTGCATCCAGGAGAAAGCCCGGAGGATGCTGTTGTGGTGGGCACCGTCTGGAATGAAAAGAACAAACCGCCTGAAGGAAAAGAAAAAGTCTACCGAAAGGATTATGCCAACTCACGAGGAAAGGCATATCGGAAGTTTGATGCAAATGCAAAAGAACTGACCGACTATGTGGACGGAAAGAAAATCCTGAAGGCGAAAAGTCTTGAGATCCAGGTAGGCGGTGCAACCGTGACCATCAGCGAGGGCGGAGAAATCAAGGTGACATCCCCGGCGGGGATCACGCTTGCAGCATCCGGCGAATTGAAAATGACGGCATCGACCATCAATGCGACCGCTGGAACAGTGAACATCCAGGGCGGAGGTGGCGATGTTGTTGTGTCCGGCAAATCGCTGGTATCGCATACGCACACCGGAAACCTTGGCAAGAAAACATCCGCACCCCTGTAAGGAGGTTTTGGAATGTATGTTGGAATTTTCGGCGATGTGATTTTCTCCGTGGGACACCTGCGTGTGCTCACCCCGTCAAACTTCAAGGGAACGACCGGCGCAAACTGGGCGGAACATGAAGTTCTGGGAGGAAAAGCACGAGCAGAGTATTTATCACCGAAACTGAGAGAGTACACCTTTGATATTCTTCTGGATGCAGCACTCGGCGTGAATCCTCGCAAGATGCTGAACCGTCTGACAGAAATGTCAGAGAACGGAGAGATTCATTACCTGATTATCGGGTTTGCACCGGTATCGCAAAACAAGTTTCGGGTCACTGAAATAAGCGACAGCTGGGATTCGGTGATAAAACACGGGCTTTTGATGCAGTGCAAGGTGAGCCTGACCATAAAGGAGTACATATGATCGACTTCAGCAGCACGGTGGTTGAGCTGTCCGGTGACAGCGAAAAACAAAAAGAAATGCAGGACATTGCAAAGTGCCTTCGCACACTGTATTCCACACCAATCGGGAGCCAAGAGGGCGACAGAGAACTCGGAATCAATCCAAACATATTTGTCGATAAGCCACTTCCGGTGGCAAAGGGATTATATGTGGCTGAGGTAACAGAGAAAACCGCATCGTTTGAGCCGCGGGCAAGAGTGGTGCGGGTGGACTGGCTGGACAGTGATGTGCTGCATGGCGTTGTAATTCCAAAGGTGGTGTACGAGCTTGTCTAAAATAAAAGAGTTTGAGAACATCCCGGACATCGACATTGAAGGCGAAGAAACGCTGGAAGAAGCTGTGGCCGATTGCAAGGCACTGTTTGGCAAGTACAACAAAGAACTTTTCAACGGTGAGGTATCGTTGGAACGGTGTTCTGAAGCACGGCTTGTCCTTTTGACACTGGCACATCGTTCGCATCACAACATGGAGTACAGCACGGCGTGTCTGAAAGCGGAACTGCTGCCTACGAGCACGGGGCCGAATTTGGACAACCTTGCTCCGCTTGTTGGAGTGGAACGCCTGGAAGCCGGAAAAGCCACGGCGGTTATTCGATTCACACTGTCTGCGCCGAGAACGAGTGCAACCGGAATCCCGGAAGGAACACAGGTGAGAACGGCAGACAAACGGTATTTCAAAACCGAAAAGTATGCGGAGATCTTACCCGGTGAACTGACCGTGGACGTAGTTGCCGTGGCGGATGAGGCAGGAAGCAACAGCGATGGGATTGCCGAAGGCGAAATCAATGTGCTGGTGGATCCTATTCCGTATGTGTCCGGGGCAAAAAGTGTTTCGGCAAGCACGGGCGGTACGGATACGGAAGGTGACGATTCATTTACCAGACGTATCAACTATGCACCTTCGATTTTCTCCGTGGCCGGTCCGGTGGATGCCTATGAATACTTTGCATCGAGCTGGCGGTCCGATGTGGCAGATACGAAGATCGTTTGCAAGGAAGGATACACGATCCACGTTTACTTTCTGATGGCCGGAGGCAGAGTTCCGACAAGGGAAGAATGTACCGGAATGCAGGAATATTTCGACACGGTAAAGCGCCCGATGGGTGATCTGGTTCTTTGCCATGCGCCGAAAGAAATCCCGTATGACATCGAGCTTACTTACCATATTGCCTTGAGCAATGTCAAGAATGCATCAACGATTCAGGAAAATGTGGAAGCAGCTGTGAAGGAGTATGAAACCTGGCAGAGAAAAATCGGCCGGGACATCGAACCGGCGGAGCTGATTATGCGTGTACGGGAAGCTGGTGCGAAACGCCCACGTCTGTTGACACCGGTCGAAACAACCGTCTCCGAAATTCAGGTGGCAAAGCTCCGAAGCTGCAAGGTGACATACGGAGGAATCGAAGATGATTGAACTCCACGAAGTCGGCCTAGTCGAAGGGCTACCGCCTGATGTTGCCAAAGAGCCATGGGTACAGATCCTTGATGCAGTTTTCAGGGAGCGGCGCAAGAAGGAACTGGAAGCTGCCGAACGCTTGAAAATCTACACGGATATTGACCGTGCAGATGAGGCGGTTCTGGATATTCTTGCGGTTCAGTTCCGCGTTGACTGGTACGACACCAGCTATCCGATTGAAACAAAGCGCAGGATCATCAAAACTGCGCTGGAAGTCCGTCGGTACTGCGGAACGGAGTGGGCAGTCCAAAAGGCGCTGTCCTCGATTTATCCGAATGTGAAGATAAGTGAATGGTATGACTACGGAGGAAGGCCGGGCTACTGGCGAATGAACGTAGACATTACCGATGATGGTGTCATTTACTACACACCGGAAGAAATTGAAAAGCGCCTTGGTTATGCCCGGCGCTGTACCGCTCACCTTGAGCACATCATCTACATCGTCGAACCGCATGAACGGTCGCCCGCTTATATCGCCGCCGCACCCTGCGGCATGGCGACATCCTGCACCGTAAAGGTCCCCGGTAGGATCAAGCCGCGGGAAATCGGCGCAAAGGCGTATGTTGCCGGTGCGGTCGGAAGATCGAAAATGCAGGTTGCCGTGGCGCTGCCCGGTGCCGTTGAAGCAAAGGCAGTGAAAGCACGAGCCTTTACGGCGGGCACCGTTGAACGGTCGCACACGGCGATAAACATTGTTATTGGAGGACAGACAACGTGAGTTGGGAAAAATCTAGCTACACCGCCGCCGGTGCCGCCCTGCTGTCGGAATCTCTCTCCGGTGGTGCGCTGGTAATCACCCGCGCTGTGAGCGGCACCGGTACGGCTGACGCAGACCTCTCGGGGGAAACCGGGGTAAGCGGCGAAACACATGACCTGAAATTGCTGGACATCGAAACCGTTGAAAGCGGCGGTGAGACGGCTCGGCGGGTAAAAATCCAGATCACCGGTGCGGATGAAACGTACATCATGCATCAGGTGGGCGTTTACGGCAGGCTGAACGACGATGCAGAAACACTCCTGTTTATTATGCAGGATGCACGCGGAGTGGAGGTCCCGTCCACGAAAGTGAACGGCGATTTTGAGATTGAGCTGTCGGCGCTGCTTGCTGTGTCGAACAAGGCCAATATCAGCATTACCGTTGACCCGCAGATGCAGGCTCTCGCAAAGCTGGTCAAGGCCGAAATTGAGAAGCACAACGCCGCCGCTGATGCCCATGCAGCGACCATCACGGCAGCGGTCAGCGCAGCCGTGAAGAACCTGTCTGAATCCGGGGAAATCCTGAACGAAGAACAGGTAAAGGCTCTTATCAAGGAGCAGGTGGACGGCGGCACAGGCGGCGGCTACTATGGCTCCTACAAACTCACCCTTGCAGCTGACGGGTGGAAGCCCGCCCGCAGCGAGGATGATTACGAAAACGCTGGCGGTATGGATTACTACCAGTGCATTTATGACGCAGAACTGTCGGACAGCACCAGTGAGCTTGTACCCGTTGGCGTTGTATCTCCCGGCAGCTTCTATACTACGACCAAAGCGGGCGTCCTGAACGGGTGCGAAACGCATGATGGTTTCATCAGATTTTTCGCTCAGCGCATCCCGGAAGCAGATATTCAGGCGACCGTAACCCTGTTCGGGAAAGGAGGTGGTTCGGGTGAAACCGGTAGCGTAAGCATCGGTCAGGGCTTGAAGCGTGACGCGAGCGGCGCTATTGCCGTCCGCATTGGCGAAGGCCTTGACTTTGACAGCGCAAACGCGCTGACTGTCCGCAAAGAAACCGTTATGACGAGCGAAGACCTGCTGAACGAGGAAGAAACGCAGCAGGAAATCGTTGATATGCTGAAATAATTTTAGGAGGACACTATTATGTCTAAGCAGATTTCTACCAAGACCACCATCCGCAACCTGACCACCGAGATCAAGAAGACCTTCGTTAAGAAGGACGCTTTCACCCCGGTCGAGACCGCTGCCAACGTCGCCATTAAGGCCGTGAAGGTGACCGGTAACACCGTCAACTTCTACACCAACACCGGCATGACCGGCGCAGCTGCTTTCTCCATGGACTTCCCGACCGAGATGTTCCTCGACCAGACCAAGACCGCGTTCGTCGGCAAGTTCAAGTTCTCCGACACCACCTATCCCGGCGCCACCGACCCCAAGCTGGACGGCAAGCCGGTCATGGTTCTGGCCGTCAAGGGCGAGAACCCCGACAGCTGCACCTACTCTTTCCTGAACATGGCTGCTCTGGTCGATACCTACGCCGCAAAGACCACCGGCAAGGATGCATCCACCACCGTTACCATCGCTGGTTATGAGGTGGATGTCAAGGTCAATGTTTCCGCTGCTGTCGGCAACGCCCTGATTCTGAAGGATGATGGTCTGTATGTTCCCACCCCTAAGGAAGTGGACGTCTCCGGCAAGGCCGATAAGGTCACCGGTGCCACCACCGGCAACTTTGCTGCACTGGATGGCGAGGGCAATCTGACCGACAGCGGTAAGAAGCCTGCCGACTTCGTGGCTGCTGAGACCGGTAAGCGCCTGATGACCGATGCCGAGGGCGAAAAGCTGGCCGGTGTCTCTGAGGGCGCAACCAAGACTGCCGCCAGCTCCACCAACGGCAATGTGAACATCGACGGCAAGGAAGTCGTCGTGTACACCGAGCCGGAGAATGTTCTGCACGACGAGGACGTGGAGGACTTCTC